CGTCAATGATGCTTCTCTGGTCTTCTATTGCTATTATTGCTTCAGGAACAATAGTGGAACCACTATATTTATCCCTTAATACAGGAGGACCATAGGAAAGAGCGGTAGCAAGAAGCCCCATTAGCCGATCCTAAAGACCGATAACTGACCATAATGCATTTGGAAATTCTCAGAATTACTTCCATGCCCGTTCTTGACTTGAGCAATAACATCCGTATAAGTAGTATGTCCAGTAGTATCAATTATTCCAGAAGCCGATACCATATTATCTAAAGTTGCAGCCACCTTTTGAACTGCTGCATCATAACCGGGATAAGTTACACCAGCGCCATCTATATTATGAGCAATTCGGAATGTCCATATCACAGTATCAGTTCCAGTCTGAACGAAACTTATACCAAGATTTATCATAAAGAATCCTTTATCATATATCCTGATTCTATCGTTAGCGAAATCGGCATCTGCTCCCACAGTCGTTGAAGATACACTGCCAGTGTCGTCTGGTCCGTCAGCACCCACAGAATCAGCATTCCAATCTATTGTTGCTGTTGCTCCTGATGCTACCGCCTGACTTGCCGGTGTTCCAGATGGTGAATATATTGTCGCAAAACCACCCATTCCAGACTCTGTAAACTGTCTGACCATTTGGGCAGTGATAGCGCCTGTCGTGTTATCAGCAAAACTGGTGCCAGTCAAAATTGCCCTAGTTTTTCTTAATGCTGTTGGTGTTGCGTTTCCCATTATCCATACTCCACATTAAATGCGCTTCCAAAAGCGCTATTCTTGTTTAAAAAAAATAGTGTTTCCCCATCTTGAAGGGTTCCAGTTCTAGCCCCAAAATACACATACCCTTCCGCGTCTGAAGTAGAAAAAGTACCGGCTGCATCATCCCCGGTTATATCTTCTACATCAACTCTTAATACAGAACCTATACCACCACTAGTTTCACCTTTAAGTAAATCCCCTATAGATGGAATCTGCATATCAAATGCAGAACTAAAAGCGCTCGTAAATACAGAATCCCTAGCAGTGCCAATAGTAAAAGGAATCCTATATACAGTTATTTCAGAAGGTAATGTTTGCCCATCAAATCTTTCATAACCATCTATTCTTCTATAGCGCCCACGAATATCAATCTCAAAATTATCAGCGGCTACCAATTCTCCCGGCTTTAATGCCAAAGAGGGATCAACCATATTAACGCCGCCTTCGAATGGAAAATAGGTAGATTGCAACCTACTAGGCTGTATATCTCTTTTTCTTAACTTACTCATTCGGGTCTCACTACAAAATTAAATGCATCTTGAGCGGAAGAAAATCTTCTATTCTTCTGTCTGGGCAATTGATCTGCCTCCAATTTATCTAGTAAATCCTCAAATTCGGCCAAAGAACCAGCCATAATTTCAGGAGCATCTTCATTCTCCGCGTAATACATCTTGGCTCTGGCTATTATTATCTTATGAAATCTAGGAGGAATAGCGGATATATCTCCATCTGAAGACAAAACCGTAGGCGTAGACCAATATTCCGCAGATACTGTTGTAGCAGAATTCGGTGTCGGGTACAGGTCTAATACATTATCTGGTTTAACAGAAAAAACCTCTGGTATGTCAGAATCAATTGTTCCATATTTAAATGAATCTCTATATTCGTTCCACTGCACATATTCTAGAACCTGATAATCTTCACTTGCTTTATCCCAGACTAAAGAATCTAATTTCCAGTTACTTAAATCACTGGGAGAAGACAAAGTAGATGTGCCGCTACTTGCAGACAACGATGCTTCTGACCAGAGAAAATCCCAATCAAACCACCTGCTCTGTATATCTTGATCTGCTTGCGCTATATAACGAACAACAGAATTCTCTTCTTCCGAAAGAGTAGTAGCATCAACAGCAGATGGCCCTGTTCCGGGGATACCTACATCCCTAGCCATGTCTTGACATAAAACTAAATATGTGCTCATTTAAGATTTCTCAATATATCCTCTACTACATTTTGTGGTTTTATTTTTGCGGCGCACATTGCGCCTCCAGTCTCTTTATCTCTATTACATGTACTAAATCCATAATGCATTTTATGGCATGGAAAACAGTAATCAGGATAATCATCCGGGCCTAAAGCCGTAGTATTTTTCCAGTGTTTTGATAGGTTCTCATGCGAAGAATGAGAAAGCATGACTGTCTTATGGCACGGTAGAGTTGATGCAGCATTTAGCACCCCAGTTTCTGGCCCAACAACGACATCACACACATCTAAGAAAGCAAGAGTTTCTCTAACAGACCACTTACCAGATCTTGTAATTACTCTTTTTTCTTTTTCCCATCCGACTTCCAATAATTCGCAAAGACCATCCCCGACCGTTACAATAGATGCATCTTTTTTATCCATTAAAAGTCTGGATATAACAGCATCCGTCCAAGGATATACCTTGTGGACAGATGATCCAGACAAAGCCCAGAGGATTACATTCTTTGATTTAATCCTTTTGCGCTTTCTTCTGGCATACTTCTTTTCTGCCTCCGTAGGATAAAACTTAGGAAGAAACTTATAAGGAAGACCCGCTATATCATGAGTCCTTTCCATGTAATTTACATTGTATTTTTCGTGAATCTCTTCCTTTGAAAGACTGTAATCTGGAGAGCCTTTCACCACAACCTTTTCCCCCCGAATAGTTTCTAGTCTTTCGGGAGACAACAAAAGACCTTTCTCAATTGACTCGGAAAGTTGCACAAACTTATCAAAGCATTGCTCTAATTTTTTCCAATACAATGTAAGTCTGTCATTGGGAATCTGATCTGTTTTCTGAACAAGCAACTCATCCACATTAGGATCAGTTTCCAAAATGTCCTTTCCCTGCTCACTTACATTAACGCAGACACGATATCCTTCTTTCTTAAATAAAGGAAACAGAGAGGAGACTTGAATCATATCTCCCATACCGCCGTATCTTACAACACAGACAGATTTCTCTGCCCTCTTACCCCCAAAATCCTTCAGGGTGAGTTCGTCCCATTCCTTGGACGGTAGGTCTATTATCTTCAATTAAAAGTCAAGGTTCCAAGAGCCAATCATTTCTCCCTCAACATTTGCCATGTTGTTTGAAGACTTCTGCGCTCTCATAAACTCCTCGGTCCTCTCGTCGGACATATCGTCCATAGTATAATAGCCACGGCCAGCAGGGCCAGAATGACCATATGCCTCTTTTGGAGACACAGGTTTTACTCTGCCAAAAACATAGGCCGAGACTTCGTTAATTTTTCCTGCCATAATTCCTCCAAAGAAATGGGGGAGCCGTAGCCCCCCCGTTCTTATTGGTTAGTCAAAAGTAAACTTACCACGATCAGTGGAAATAGACTTATGAACTACACCCATTGGCAATTGATTTGGTCCGTGAGAAGCCAAAGCAAGAGACGCTAAGGTCTCCTTACTTACGTCCTCTAACGAAGACAAACCGTTAGCCGGGATTTTACCTTTAGCGGTATGATTTGCACTAGCCATAATAGCCTCCTTAATACCACTCAACAACAACATACGTAAATCCCTGCCCGGTCACACTAGAACTGTCTGTTCCAGCAACTGGAAGACATTCGATCTGAGTGTCGGCAGGAATAGCCTCTGCAATAATAGCATCCGTATCATCTTGAATATTGAATGTATTAGTTATTGCAGTACCATCCGTAATGTTGAGTTTGCAGTAAGCATCTGCGTCAGAACTGCTTCCCACCTGAAAGTAGGCTTCAGTTTGATCACAAGCAAAAGTCTCCGTCACTTCGATACCGACATCAATAATAGTACCCTGCATACCAGTTGGCCCCTTAAAGGAGAAACCGGTAGGTGTACCACCTAAGTCTTGAACGGCACCTGATTGAATGCGCGTCGTTACAGGATTTGAATAACTCATAATATATCTCCTATGCCGCGCTGTCCCAAATCACAATACGTGACTGGGCTGCTTGTGTGTGTACGATACCGAAGCCGCCTAGATAGTACCAAGCGATGCCACGATCACGCCCGAAGTCACCCGGAATTTTACCCCGCATTTCCTCTGGGACTGCAACCGCTTCAGCAACAGTATCCTCTCCAAAGAACACGATCCAGTCAGACAAACCATTCGTCCACGCAGTAGCCGCTGTACCAATGCTGCCCTTCGCTTTAAATGTTTGCTCAACAAACCGTACTCCATCGTACCGACCAATTTCCCCATTCATGATCATGCGGAAACCCTGATCAACATACTGCTTGATCGTTTCAACATCATCTACGAAATCGCGGAAAGTTGTAGGCCATGCGATACAGTAATAGTCATCACCCGTATACGCCGGGATATTACGTTCCTTCATCACATCGACAATCGACTTCACATGCTCTTTTCCGAATGCAACGCTATTCGTTAGAGTAGCCGTACCATTGGTGGTTAAAGTAACCGCCGAGGTATTTGTACCAGTGGTTCCACTGGCTGCACTTGGAACAACGCGCAATTTTGCGCTGTTGAACTGAGCGGAAGCAAGATTATCAAAAGCCTTCTTGGCATCGGTTTTCAACACCTTCCTGATAACTTCGGCCACGGGTTGCTCAGATAGGTCATCCAACTTACCAGTCCACGGAACGCTGTTGCCAGCCTCCGTAATGGTCATGGTGCCTTGAGAAATCGTGAACGAGGTCTCCGGAATAGTATTGGTTTCAACGAGCGTAGTACCTTGGGTACCCACATCGCTGAACACGTTCCAATGGAATGTATCACCTCGATGTAACCCTTGATGGGCTGCATCTTTGACATCACAGAACTGTCTAAACTTGACAATAGGCTGTACTGCCATCCTCAACTGTCTGCTGAGGTTTAAGGCATACATATAACCACCGGAGGTGCTAACTGACCATACTTGTCCAGCCATTTTACTACCTCCTAATTGTTATAACATTTGGCCGCGCTGCTCCTTCATTTCTTTGATGATATCCGAAGCGCTCATTGGCTCTGGTTCATCTTCTCCGATCTTAGAAGACGCGCTAGCCGCCTTTGGGTGTCTCACAATTTTCTTCTTGCGATCTGCCCTTTCATTTTTATTGGGGGAAAGAAATTCTTTCGCCCACTGTCGAGTTGATTTCGCAGCCTCTTCCATAATCTGTTTGGGAGACCAATCCGGATTACTCTGGGTAAGATCTATCGTTCGATTATCGGCAATTGAGCGTAACTCAGGAGAACCAGCAATATCAGGATACTCAGTATCAAAATGCTTAACTGCATCTTCAAGAGATTTCTGATAAGCATACTGTTGCTGTCTCTGAACTTTCGCCCTTTGCTGCGACATTGTTCTTGTTAGAACTTTTTCGACTACCTCTTCCACATTTTGGGTGGCAGGTGAACTGCGCCCTTTGGTCAAAGTATTAAACAATTCTGCGGCTTTATCCGCATCATCTTCATAAAGAGCCTCATGATACTTCTTAATTAAACTAGAAGATTCTTCTTTTGGCTCTTCTACTGCTTCCGCGTCTTTCGATGGCGGCTGTTGGGTTTGCATCTGCTGAATATAAGCATTGAGTTGAGCCTCTCGCTCTTGGACCCTTCTGCCATACTCAGCAGCTTCTTCAAAGCGTTTTTGTGACGCCCTGTCTTTTTGGTGAGATGTCTTCAGATCATCAAATGGTACCTGTATATCCTCACCATCAACTTTTACATTTGTATACCAAGTATCATCTTCCCTCCAAAAAGGAGATGAATCCTCTTCTACAACCTCTTCTTTTGGTTCTTTAGAATCGAGAACTTCTCCCGTTTCTTCTTCAAACTCCTCGTCGCGTTTAGCGGCAATTTGTTCCATTGTTTTATCGCGTTCAGATATATAATCTTCTTCTACAGAATCTGTTACCTCTGTATCATCATCCTTATATCCTTGCCCTACTTCTGGTTCAGTTGCATCCACTTCTGGGGTAGCATCTTTTTCTGCCATTTTTTACTCTTCCTTCATATATCACCCGCATCTTTATATTTCGCAATGGACTCCGCATTTTCTCCATCGGCTATTATCGCATCCAACCAATGAAGCAACTGTAGCGGGGTAGCGAGTTTATTTGAGATTTTGCGGTATTGTTGAAGTTCTTCTTCGGAAGAACCTACCCACTCCTGCATTGACATTTTCTGAAACGCTTCAATACCTTCACGATATTCATTGATAGCCCTTGCAGCAATAGCCAATCCAGTAGGAGTTCTTATAAATTCATGTGTTGCGTTTCCAATTCGGACACGCTTGATTAAATCTTCGGTAGTAAGATCAGCCGGGTTATAGTAATCCATTAT